AATACTCAGGCCATACAGGTTTAGCTTTCTTTGATCCATGGTCCATGATTGCCGGAAACTCGACCACGTGCCACTGATCAGCTTTCGCTTCTTTTTGATTCTGTATAAGTTTTCCTGTTAAATCTTTATTACTCCATCTAGTCATAACTAAAATAATTTTACCACCAGGTTGTAAACGCTGACGTGGGCCTGACGTGTACCACTCGTAAGCAGACTCTAACGCTGTAGGTGATAATGCGTCTTGCTCTGAATGTGGGTCATCAATAATTAATAAGTCGGCACCCCGTCCGGTGATGGCACCGCCGACACCTGCTGCGAAGTATTCACCACCTTGTGCCGTTTCCCACCTACCAGCGGCTTTACTATCTTCTTGTAGTGTTGTTTTAAAAATTTTAGAATAATCTTCACTGTCAATTAGGTTCTTAGCTTTACGACCAAACCTTACAGCTAATTCTCCTGTGTGGGTTGCTTGAATGATCTTGAGTTTTGGATTACGGCCCACCATCCACGCTGGCAAAAGATAACTTGCAAACTCTGACTTCGTGTGCCTTGGTGGCATATTTATAATTAATCTTGTAATTTCACCAGTAGCTAATTTATTAAATTTTTCTGAAATGTGTCTATGGTGGGAGCCTTCAATAAAATCGGGCCACATACATTTGACAAAAGAAAGAAAGTCATCCTTGGCTTTATTCTGTATCTTTTTTTCAGCATGCAATACTTGGAGCTGTTTAAATTTTATACGTATGTCTGCAGGTAGTTTACTTATATCTATATTATTCGATTCCATAAAAATTTTTTAAAATTTTTTTTGCACTACATTTAAAGTGTTCAATATGTTTTTACCAGCTATAACTGTGTAAATCAAGCAATACAACCTAGAGTAGTGGGACCCCTTTACACAAAAAAGGGGGGATGGGTCGAAGCGATTAGCGATGTTTGGGATTGGTTCGGGACCCCTGGCCCGTTAGGGCCAGGGGTAAGAGAGTTAGTCTAGTAATGTCATGTATGCTTTAGCATTCAATCTACTAAACATAGATAAACCTTTTTGTACTAGAGTATAATTCTCTAGTTGCTCATCTAGTTTTATCTGGTCATATAACTTTGCTTCTTGCTCAGTTAACATCTCAGACTCACCAGAAAAAGGGTTCGTTCTTTTTATATTTCTTTCTGTCATGTCCTTGAACATATAGGATAGATCAAGCATTGTCAACAGCCTTTATTCTTGTTTTTGTCCATGAATAATTACCCCAATTACTTTGGATTGTTTCTTTCACAGGGTCCTCGATCGGTGTTTCGAGCGCCTCAGGTCTTGGGTGTAATGCAATAAACTCTTGAACATGTTTCCAGAAAAAATCATGCATACAAGTTTGGTCACAAAAGTATTTATATACTCCCTGAGGATATGAGCCACTAACATTAATCTTAATTGTTCTTAAAACCTTAGAACCTTTAACACCACGAACTCTTGTGGTTGTTTCTCGTTTATGGCAACGTGGACCATGACACCAATTATAGT